CCATATGTATGGGCACGAATGAAACAAACTACTATATCTAGAAGGAGAGAGAAGAAATGACGGATATAACAAAATTTAAGTCAATCGCAATAAAGATTGATGCTTATAAAATAGCCAAACCCATGGCAGAAGAAAAATACATGTCGATGGGTGCATTCGTTCGTTACCTTATTGACAAGGAACACGAACAAAAAACAAATGGCAAGGATAAAAGCAATGACGGAACAAAGCCAGATCAACATTAGACAAGCCCTTTATGTTGCAGTAATAAACAAATTGGCAGGAGAGCTTTCGGAACTGGAAGCTAAAGAAGTATTACTAACAAATAATCCAACTTACATTACGAGCAAGGACCATGATCATGCTGATCATATTGAGGAATTAAAGAACATTATACTCAAGCAAAATGGACTACGAGAGACAATTAAGTCTCTTCGTGAAACGCATTTTAAACCCCAGAGCCCGCCAAAAGATGGTAAAGATAGTTAGTGCAGTAACAAGATTTACTGAAAATAACGAAGAATATGTCCGCGTGCATTACACGGACGGAGAAATAAAAGTGTTTGGAGCCTTTGAATGGAGCGCTCTTGTCAAGGAAGGAAAAGATTTATGGGATTCACACCAAGGAGAAGTATCCCAGATACAGGAAGATTTAAAGAAAAACCCGGAGAGATTTGATGGCTGATCAAGAGATAAGCTATGATATTTACCAGCCCTTTGGGCCAAGCATTCTAAAGGTCAAGATGCCACAGTCTTTTGTTAATTTGTTTAATGCTGAAGCGGATCGAATTCTCTATGATGAAAAGCTAAGTAAAAAGTATGACTGGAGCCACAACCTGGCAGGAAATGTCAAGAAAGAGGTCGCTATTGATCCCAGCAAGATAAAGGGATTTCCCGAATTTATGGTCACCATGTCGGATCAGTATCTTACAAAGGTATTGCCGGAATGGACAACGGATGCCAAAGTCAGCTTTCGCGTTTGGGTTGTAAGCCAGTATGCAGGAGACTTTAATCCCGTGCATATTCATGACGCCAATCTATCGGGTGTTGCTTTTCTGAAAGTGCCACCTGGATTTGAAGCAGAATACAAGAAAGAGGACCATCATCCAACAGCAGGATGTCTTGAATTCTTGGGATCGATTCCCAATCATTTTGCAAGACACAGTTATATTGTGAAACCAAAGGTAGGAGATTTCTATCTCTTTCCTAGCTGGCTCGCCCATCAAGTTTATCCTTTTCGCTGTGAAGGGGAGCGACGATCGATGGCATTCAACGTGCACTTTAGTACAAAAGAGCCTGTCAAGGGAATTGATGTATAATGATCATCCGGAATATCCAGAAAGAACGAAATATGACAAAAGAGCTCGTAATTACCGCTACAAGTATGATGTTGATTTCAAGAAGTATCATTGGAATGATTTAACCCTCAAGGATCGCGACTATTGGCGCGGACTTGTACAAATAGACGAGGAACATGCAAAAGAGAGATTTCAAAGTCGCCATGCGAGAGATGGGCGAACACGTGGCTACCAAAATAAGGGAGTACACCGAAGAACTCATCCACCGCAACAAGGGGGATGATGATAAGCTACGAATGGGATCAGTTGGAATGGACATGGACCATCCTCGAACGATTCTGTATGTCATCCTTCATAAGTTGATACAGGATGATTTTAAACCGCGCAATGATACGTATAAACATATCATGGATGAAATATTCAAACAATTACAGGTAAATGAGCAAACGAGACCTCAAGAGAAAAAAACACAAGGGCCGGAGAAAAGTCGGTTCAAAGAAAAGAAAAAACAGGCGACGCGTACGACTAGGACTTAAAGTTCGACGAAAATAATTTTTGTCGTCTTTTTCCGCCCCATCGTTTATGCCACGCCCAAACGTTAATTCTACCGCTCCAATGCTCTATTAAGCCGAGCAGGTAATGCATTCCTCATCCTCATCATAGTTCGTCTTGTACGTCACGGTGGGAGAAACTGTGTCTAAAATATCTGGCGGTCCTACTCCTGGCTTGTCGTCATTACATTTGCATCGTTCTTTTTCGAGTTTTTCTACTCTGTCGGCCAAGTAGCATATCATTTTCGCCATATCATTTTCAGTCATTTTTTCTCCTTTTGGGTTTTTTAGGGGTGAACTTTCCGTTATATACCTAAAAGGTCGATGGGATCAAGATCTTTTATTTTTGGGATTCAATAGGCTCTAATTCGTCCTGCATCTCCTCGGATGGAGTTCGTTCTTGCTTTTGCCGAATGGATTCTTTCATCGATATATCCAAAATTTCTTTCTCCTCTTGCGCCTTAGTATAGAAATCTTTCGGCTCATACATGAATTGCGTAGCGCAGTATTCACACATCGCCTTGTTATTCTCATCAAAGGTGTACCACACAATCGGATGGTCATCGTCGCAGGAAAAAGTTCTGGTGTGAATTACTTTAGGTTTCACTGCTTATTCTTATCGATATTATATCCTATGATAAAGATCATGAGGGCAATAAAGCCAAGCAATCCAATGATTATGACCAATGATGTCAGTATGATAAACTCCATCAGTTTGTTCCCTCCCACTTATTGAAGTCATATTCTTTTTTTTCTTCCTTAATAATCTTCTCTAGCTCCTTGATTCGTTCCTTCAGCTTCTTTAGTTCTTTCTCCAGCTTCTCTAACGTCACGCCAGGCTCCGCATGTGATCACTCATCTCCTTTGCCCGGTTGGGAGTCTGTTTCGCCCACCTCGAGTCCAGCATTTCTGTCGCGGCCACATCATATTGTGGTGGCATCTCATCAAGAGCTTTCCACATGTTCCGAAACTTCGACACACCCGTCTCGCCTAACTGAAATATCATCTCCACGATGATTTCTTTTGCCAGGTCATCTAGGTCGGGGCACTTGCTACAAAGCCTCTCAGCGCCTTGTATGGCGTTTTTTAAATCGTCTTTTAGGACTTTCATGAGGTATTTCTCGGAATACTCCTTATTATCCTCCCAATGGTCCTCCACGCAGAGGTGGCCTACGCCCACGGTTCTCTTGCCCAATGAGTCGAGATAAACCTTGTTTCTATACCCTTCGTGTTTCTTAACTGATTGTAGTAGTCTGTCCATGTCCATTTTCTTTTCTCCTTTTTAAATATTTTTCATAGTTCTTTTTTGCTGGATCTCTAATAATAAACAAATCATCTTTAGACATATGCAATTTGATAATATCTGGAATATTCTCTATCGTGCTCATACCCTCTGCGAAATTATCATCAATATTTTCTTTTATATGTTTTATCGCATTTTCGATATCTTCAGATACCGTTTTTAAACAATCTTTATCTGACCATTCTAGTGGAATGCCCATATGATTATCTTCTGCTCTTTTATAAACTAAATTTGCTGTTGTATAATCTTTATTATATTGAATTTGGGTTTCCCCTACGCCCATTTGTTCAACGAACGCTAAATCTTCTTTTGTTGGTTTGTCTTTCATATGCTCTCCTTATAGTCATGCTTCAGGTACATGATTGATTTCACCCACCCGCTTGGTATGGCGATATGACGACCACCGTCATGCGCGTTCTCCTCGTTGGAATAGTCTCCCATCACGACGGTCCTATCGTCGTTCTTTAATACGAGCCAACCCACCGAATAGCAGATGGCCAATTTTTCCTTTTGAATGTCCTCGATGGAGTGCCACCCGGATCCTCCATCCTTGGCGTCGAACCACGAAACAAGGACCAAAGGGTACTTTAACTTAGGCTCTTCAGGTAGTTTATCATTTCCTTCCATTTCTCTTCTTCCTTCCTGTCCTTGTGCCTGTCGGGCACAACTTTCGGTTTGTACTTATTCGACCGCACCTCCTGTGCGATAGGATTTCGCTTCTTGTAAATAAGTCTGTGTTTTTTTACTTTTATCATTCTTTCTCATGTCTCTAAGTATAATGGTGTATACACTCCCATGTAAGATCCCGCAACATTAAAATCGAAATATTCGCTCGCCTCGTCATAGGTCATGCCATCTTCCATGAGAATGGACAAAATTTTCTCTGTCTCATAGACCACGCGGGTTCGCTCGCCGTCCCATACGACGCCGGCAATGGCCTTGTCATAGCCATCGGCGAACAGCATTTCGGGTTCGTCGTCGCCATATAGGTCTTTAATGTCCTTGCGATTCATACATGGTACTTTATTCTATTTTAATGGATCACGCAACACGGAAAAAGGAGCTCATAGAAGCTCGTGAGAGAGGTTTTAGAGGGTGAGTGGTACTATAGGTTACTTACAGAATGGCAGAAAACCGCCATTCTTATTTTTATATAGAGTTTTCAAAAGTAAATGAAAATATAAAACATAAAAAAACTCCAAATATGATGTAACCATGTAACTTTAGCTTCAACTACTTGAAATATAACAATAATACCGTTACATATAGGGTTACTTATAACAATTAGGTTACATAACCTATATGAGGTTTTTGAGTGGAAATTGATTAATTATATATATATTTACTTTTAAAATATATATATAAAATTAAAAAGGTGTGTTATAATGAAAAGAATATGGGAAACGTAAATAAAATAACACCGAAGCAAAGGGCTTTTATTCATCTATTTGTTAAGTCCAATGGTCGAATGACGCCGACAGATTGTGCCAAAGAAGCGGGGTACTCGGAGAAATCAGCGACAAACATTGCCTGCAATCTCAGGAGTCCCAAGATGTTTCCTTTGGTCGTTGAAGCAATAGAAAATTTGCAAAAGGAATATGCCGAAGCGAGTAAGATTGATTTTGTTAGGCACGCAAGAGAATTGGCCAGGTTGCGTGATACTGCTGTCACGAATGGACAGTTAGGGCCTGCGGTCAATGCTGAATTTCGCAGAGGTCAGTTGGCAGGCTTCTATGTAGACAGAAAAGAGGTTGTTACAGCTTCATTGGATAACATGACCAGACCAGAACTCGAAGCGAAACTCAAGGAGATCCGCGATCACAATATTATTAACGGTGAAGCTATAGGTGTTGAGATTAAAGAAATAGAGGATAAATCACTTACTAATGACAAATTTAAAGAATCTGACAGCTAGTTGTCCTACTCTGTAAAATTGAAATAAAATCCAAGAAAAAGTAAAAAATACACAAAAATATTCTACTATTCCCCATATAAAATCAAAAGGATGAATCATTTAATTATCCAGCCTTGTCGCTCTACTTCGACAATGAACGCTACAATACCTTTGAAACTTTTCCATGTTTGCCTTTGTGCCACAGATAAAGCATTTTCGTTCAACTAAATCTTCTTTTTTATCCTTAACAGGTTTGGAATAATTATAGTATTCTGGGATTTCAAACTTTGTCATTATTGCCACCATTCTGGTTGTGATCTACCTTTTTCCCATTTGGCGAAAGTTTTTTCGCCTTTATAATAATCACGGTAGGCAGTTACGTAATTCTTATTTCTATATTGATCTGGCATGCATTGTGGCGGTTCTGTAAAATCCCCCTCTGGTATGTCTTGTGTGTAAAGTGATTTATTATTTTGAATGTGCCTTAAAATGTCAATGGACTTGTGGTATGGCTTGAATCGTTCAACATACTCGGAAAAAATTGATCTTCCGTTGTCATACGCCCATTGAAAGTTATTCTTGTTCAATCCAACCCATTTTGTCATGGGGTGATTGGGATATGCGGGTTTGTATAATTCCTCTATTTCACCCGTATATTTTTGTATTGCCGTTGACAGCATTTGAGCCGTTTCCAACAGCATTTTAGGTACGTGCTTATCACACAAATATTCCGCTGATTTTTCTGGTGTCTTGTCTAGAAAAAATATGTTCATTTGTAACTCCTTTCTTCATCAATTCTTTTAGTTTTTCTTCCCACATAACCCTATACACTAAATCATCTTCAATGCTATGAATCATTTTCCAGAGATTTGTCGCGCGTTTCCAGAATAATTCTTCTGTCATAATTTCCTTTCTAAAAAAAGAGGGACTTACAGATATACCTACCATGCCCTTTGATATTTCTATCTAGCATTAACGCTTAATTCTCATATAATCCCATTAATTTATAAGTCAAGAAAAAAAATAACTTGACTTTCATTTTATCTCAACTATAT